ATTTACTTGACCTGTCAAAAGACTTGTTGTTTCAATGTTCTTCATTCATAACTTATGTGCGTTCTAATATTCAAGTAAATATTATTGACTTGGAAAAAACACAACAAAACTTTTTAACTTGCCCAGAAGAATCACATTTTGAATTTCCCATAAGTATTGCAGACGATATTATAAGCTCATTGATAAATAACATTGAACTAGTTGGACACTTCTCTTACAATGAACAAAATTCTAGACAGATACAAATGCGCTTTATTGAAGATTTCTTGAAAACAGACTATATTTGTAATTATGTAAAGACTCAATCATTATGCTCAGTAAACCTTATTTATCGCAAAAAATCTAGTGAAATAGAAAGAGATAAATCAATAGCAAACTGGAGATATGACTTAGGAAAAAATCTTGGTCAGAATCTTTCAGATGTAATCAAAAATGAAATTGACATAGTAATTCCTGTGCCTGAAACTGGAAAATATTATGCCCAAGGATTATCTAATATTTTAGAAAAGCCGTATGTAGAAGCATTTTATAAAAAAACAGAGATTGGTAGAAGTTTTGATATTGCAGATGAAGAAAAAAGACAAAATTTTCTTCATTCAAAACTTGGAATATTAAGCGATTTAGTTGCTAATAAAGTCGTTGCAATAGTTGACGAAGCAATATTCACTGGGCAAACTCTAAAGCTCGTGAAGAGCTTATTAGACTCTTCATCAGTAGAAAAGATTTATTTTTTTATAGCAAGTCCCATTTGTTCAAAAAAATGTGATTTCAATATGATGCCTGATCGCAAATTGCTTTCCAGTGAGTATGGACAAGATGATATGGTTAGATACTTTAAAATCCAAGGTATAATATTTCAAGATTTAAAATCTTTCGAAGATATTTCTTTCGATGCTGGTTTTACTTGTACTAAATGCTTTAACTAATATGAATGTAGAAAATTTTTTAACTGAAACTGAGCATAATTTAAATAACACCATCTGTTTAGATTTTGATGGTGTTATTCATAATGATGAGAAAGGTTTTTATGATGGCACAATTTATGGTGAACCTATTGAAGGTTCTCTTGAATCAATAAGAAGCCTTTCATCAAGATATAAAGTTGTAATATATTCTTGCAAATCTAATCCCAAAAGACCACTGGTAGATGGAAAAACTGGTACAGAATTAATATGGCAATGGTTAGAAAAGTACAACATTAAAGACTATGTATCTGACGTAACATTCAATAAACCTCATGCAATTGCGTATATTGATGACAAAGCAATTCGATTTGAAAATTGGAATCAAGTCAATAACTTTTTAGGAAATTTATGAATATTCTTATAACTGGAGGAGATGGCTATATTGCATCTACTTTGCAAATACATCTTTCAGCACATCACAATGTAACTTGTATTTCCAGAAAAGATTTAGATTTAACAGTTTCATCAGAAGTTAATACATTTTTTGAAAATAAGTATTTTGATGTTATTTTTCACTGTGCAATTATTGGTGGAAGTAGATTAAAAACTGATTCATATTTTGAAATGGATTGCAATTTGAAAATGTATTACAACTTGCACCAACTCAAAAGTAAACATTTTGGCAAATTTATTACTTTTGGATCAGGAGCAGAATTACATTCTCCAGATACTCCTTATGGTTTAAGCAAATTAATAATCTGCAAGTCAATTTCAGAAACTAAAAATTTTTACAACTTGCGTATTTTTGCACTTTTTGATGAGAATGAGTTAGAATCAAGATTTATCAAAGCGAACATAAAAAGATATATTGACAAAGATACAATGATTATTCACCAAGATAAATATATGGATTTTTTCTACATGAAAGACTTCCTAAATATTATAGATTATTACGTCAAGAATGACTTTTGTCCAAAAGAAATTAATTTTACTTACAAAAATACTTGCAAACTTTCAGACATTGCTGAGAACATAAATAACTTGAGCGATTATAAAGTTGATATTTCAGTAAACGAAAAAGAAATAGCATCAAGTTACTGTGGTGAGTTTAATCTAGATTCTATAGATTGTAAAATAATTGGTTTGTATCAAGGTATTTTAAATACATATAATGTTTTAAAACAAAGATAATAATCAATAAAATAAAAGAGTATAATAATTTTATGTCCAGATTTGATACAGATTTAATTTTTAAGATAGATGATAAATGGTTTTGGCGTAAAGACGACCATAATCTCAAGACATTTAATGGATTGTCAAGTGAAACAGACTTACTAGAGGTTGTAAAGCCTTATCTAAAAGGAAACAGAGTTGTAATCCAAGCAGGCGGAAACTGTGGGATGCAAGTTGTAAAGTTTGCCGATCATTTTGAAATGGTTTACACGTTTGAACCCGATCCAGTAAACTTTCACTGCTTGGTAAATAATCTTCCATACAATAATGTAATCAAATTTCAATGTTGCTTGGGAGATGACCACAGAATGGTATCTATGACAACACTTCCAAATGAAATTGGTGGTTTCTATGTCAACCCGAATTACGGAACAACACCAACATTAAGGATAGATGACTTAGCATTGAGCCATTGCGATTTCATTCAATTAGATGTTGAGGGATATCAACTATTTGCTTTGATGGGTGCTGTAAATACAATCAAAAAATTCAAACCTGTCATTAGTGTTGAATTTGACTGGGCATTTAGATACAACGTAAATGTTGGTGATATTAAGTCTTTTATGGCAAACTTGGGTTACGAAAAAGTAGAAACTTACACTACTGATCACATTTACACATATCAAAATCTTTCTTTTAGTTTATGAACATCTTAGTTACTGGTGCAAATGGTTTTTTAGGCTCAAATATATGTAATTTGCTGTCAAAAAATCATAACATTTATGCTGCCTCTAGAACATTTACTAAATTATCAAAACATAATATAGTCTGCATTCGTTCTGAAATGTCAGACTATATTACTTTAAACGAAACTATTAAAGATAATAAAATAGATACAGTTATTCATTGTGCTTGGATGGGAGGAAATTCATCTAAGGATACTAATGAATTGTGGCAAACAGAAAATATAAGCTACAGTACTATTCTATTAGAAGCTTGCGCAAAACACAAAATTAAACATTTTATTGGTTTTGGTTCATCTGCAGAATACGGAAATCAAAATACTAAATTCAATGAAGACACAACGTGTTCTCCAACTACAATGTACGGAGTTAGCAAAAATTGTTTTAAAATGATTTCTGAAAATTATTGCAAATCTAATAATATTTTGCATAGTTGGATAAGGCCAGTATATACTTATGGCCCAAATGATGTAGAGACTAGACTGATACCAAAAGTAATTTTGTCATTACTCAAAAATCAAAATTTGACATTGAATAAATGTTCTGCTGTAGTAGATTACTTGTATGTTGAAGATTTTGCCAAAGCAGTAAAAATTATTGTCGAAGAAAAACTTCAAGGCAACTACACTGTTTGTTCAGATGGAGAAATCGATATAAGAAACGTAGTTACATCTATATACAATAAAATAAATCCTTCTTGCGTACTTAACTTTGATGATGAAATTGAAGAAATAGGCCCTAAGTATGTTTGTGGTACATCTCAAAAATTAAGGTCAGTAAGTAACTGGTTTCCTGAAATAGATTTTGAACAAGGTTTAGAACAAACTATTTCTTATTTTAAAAAGTTCGTATAATGAGATTATGAATAATCTGTTGCTTAATTTTTTACAAGGTGGTCGAATTCTAGAATCTTTAGATGCTGAAATTTATCTTTCATCTTTATCCAAGCTCAAAACATTTAAAAAACTTGTTTGTGTTTTTGATGTTCCAGCAGAACAGATCGAAAAACTTAAAAAATATTACGATTATGTAATCCCGGTTAATTCTGGACTTGTTCCTGTAAACTTTTGTTACTTAGCATACTTTAATTGGCTGTGTGAACATGGAAAGGACTTTGACTATGTAATGCACTGCGATATGCGTGATGTTGTTATTCAAAGAGACCCATTTCATTTTATGGAATCACATCCAGATAAAGAACTATTTTTAGTTTGCGAAGGTATGAAGATTGAGGAAAATGATTGCAATCAGATGTGGCATGATTGGGTGCTTAATACAATAGTTTATAATAAAGAAAAGTATAGTGATTCATATGTTTTAAATGGTGGAACATATGGAGGGAAAACAAACGCTTTCTTGAATTATTGTACTCTCATTCTTACTGCTATGAATAGGAAGTACAACTATATTATTCCTGACCAGGCAATGTTAGGTTACTTGTATAGGCAACTTAATCAAAACCCAAATGTAATGCTTACACATCCTATGTCTGATAACTTTTGCGCTACAGGAGAGGCAATTAAGAGAGATAATGTAACTGTTACTTTTGACGGTAAAAATGTCTGCACTGTAAACAATGAACCATTCTATCTATTTCATCAATGGGATAGAACTATTTATGCAGACACTTTGAGACAAAAACAAGCGAATACTTTATCTTTTTCTATTTAGCCTAATTGTCTTTCAACATCTATATCTATGTCAGCAATTGAACTTTTCCTTGACTCGTGTTTGGTAGCCAAGATTAGTTGCATAGTTTCAAATTCTTTCATAGACAATTTTGAGAACTCGTCTCTGCCAAAAGATACTAAACCTCTAAGCATGTAGTCTATTTCAACAATAATAGGCGGAACAGGATATGTTTCTGTGTCATTGGGGTTAAAGTATTTTTTGGCAGATATGTAATAAAAGTTTGCTTCATCTGCCGAAAGATACAAATAATTTTGATATTGCACCCAAAGTTTTTCAACAATAGTGTGGTCTAAAAAGTCAATTAACGACTTATTATATTCTGGGAAAAATGTAACTCCATCTTCAGAATTATAAGCAGATAAAATTGCAATATTTAATATTTCTCTTTTTTCAAATTCAGTATTTTGATAAACTACATTGTCTTTCTTGCGGAAAGACTTAGCGTCAATAAGCAACCCTTCTTTCCAAGTAATTTCTTTAATCAAAAATTTGACATTATCAATATCAATAATGTGTACTTTATCTGATTTTACTTTTTCGTAATATTCTAAAAACTCTTTCATGATATATGAAATTCTGAAACCAGAGGATTTCCAGTACCAAAATATGCTGTAAACTCACCAAGCTTAGCAACAAACTTATACTCGTGAGTGTAACCGCCTGTTGGACTAATTTGTACATCAGGATTTGACCAATCTACATTCTTTATTCTATAAAAATATAATGGCCCAAATGACATAGTTAGCGAAGTTGTGTTCTTGTTTACAATACTAGTATTCACATAACTAAATATCTTAATGGATCCTGTCACTTCTCTTGAAGACAAACTTGCGAATCTTGGACCAACTTTGTCACCAAAATAAACTGGACTTGAGCCATCGTTCAACAAATCTCCACCAGGCATTGTAAATTCAAACAAAATGTTTTGACTTACTTCTAAGGTCATACTTACAAGCCTGAAATTAACATTTTTGCTATTTCTAACAAAATTTATAAAGCTTGCATACGATTTGTGAAATGTTGAAGCATCGAAAAAACAATCAGTTAAATTAATAGGCCTATAATAACTTTGAAATGGTAATGACGATACGCCTGCAGAATTCAAAGTTAGATTATATTCTGGCAAAACATTACCATCTAAATCAAGCATATTAGTTCTTGCAGTTGTAGTGAAAGGTTTGTAAGGCGGAATATTACTAGGAGATATCATTGATTTACCTCCTGAAAATGATGCTTGAATTTCTACATCACCAACAGAACTAGAACCATCTACAGAAATTCTAAAACTGCTCATGAAGCATGGGCCAAACGTTTTGTGTGTTGGAATAGAAGATGCAGTCATCATTGGATACAAAGGTATAACACTTGCTTTGTAAATAAGATACTCTGCATCATATTGAACATTAAATGAAGTTGAATAAAGTGGATTAAACGAAAAGTTTGCTGAGTATTTTTGTTCTGAAAATATTGGAACGTTATTTAATGTTAATCCAGTAAAGTTTGCAAGAGGTTTGTAAATATTGTTTCCTGCATTGTCATTATATGATGAACAATATAATGGAAAATAATTCTTATTGCTGCCTAGTAGATTTTGAGGATCATTGAAAAAAGGATCAGAAAAAATTGGGACTCGAGTAAAATGACCATATTCTTTTCTGTTATTAGAAGCAGTGTATCCTAGACGATATAAATCCCAAATATATGCTCTTGATTTATTTGAGGCTTTATTTATTCTATGTCCACCATAACTTAAGATTAGTTGTGAGCCTGGAATAAAAAGTTTTTGAACATCAATGTTATTTAAGATATCAGTAAGATAGATATTATGTGATGATGCTGGAGTGTTGTTAATAACATTTGAAACATAATTTGGCAATTTACTTTCCGCCTGTGAGCTCCAACCATTTCTTTGAGAGAGCTTTGACTAATTCATATCTCATATGATTAACATTATTGATATCAGGATAATAAACTTCTGTTTGATCTTCTTCTTTATCGTCAACAATTATTTTTTCTGTTATTCTGATACTTGAGAAAAAGGTAGATAAAATCATACGACAAAGAACTGAAGTCCTGAGAAGAGGATTGCCTGTAACTGAATTTATAATTGTTGATTCTTCAATAATGTGTGACATCTCACTAAAACTTCTTGCCTTGACATCACAAGAAATTACTGACGAACCTGAAGGACTTATCTTATAACAAATAATTTCTTTTTCAGCATCTCTAATGACATCACAATTTAATTTGAGCTCAAACCTTTTGCTTGCATCAACAAATATACTCATTAATAATTTCCTGTTGCTTCTAAAGTGAAGTCCTGGGTATAGTTTTGAGTAACAACTTGAAATGAAACTGTATTTTTTTGATACTGTTCACTGCCATGTTCTTGTGATTGTGCTGTCCAAACAACTTCAGGCAAATCAAGTTTCACTGGTCCCATATTGAAAGTTATACCACCATTGTTTACACTTGAAGGACCTGATAAAAACTCTGTCATCAAATACGGCTTCATGGGACCAGTATAAGACATTGTTCCTGATATACTTCTCCCTTCGCTGTAATACCCAAAAGGAAGAAGATTTTTCATTTTATTTTTGACAGCTACGGAAGATTTAGAATTCAAAGTATATACTGGCTTTAAGTTATTTGTAATTTCAACAGAGATACTATTTACAAAAATACTATCTAGTCCGGTTTTTTGATAACCTTGAAATACCTTGCTGTCACTTACAGATCCCAAGCCAAAATATCCGTAGTCTGGTATATTTTTACTTACTTGTAAACTGTATCCATTTAAGAGATAACTTGGTTTTTTAGTCAAATATTTTTGAACAATAGTTTCAAAGTTATTATAGATACTTGTCTGATACTTTCTATCTACACCAAGTACTTTCAAGTCAACTTCAACATTGACTGTTTCTCCAGGGGTAAAACTAATTGAAAACTTATCTACAAGGCAACCAAAAAGTAATCCTTGCTTAACTGAAAATAAATTGAAAGTAGAATCTTTAGTATAGTTTTTTACATAAGAGGCTATATAACTAGTATCTCTTACAAAAGATGTTCCCAATCCGCTTGACAGTGTTATAGACCTGTTTGCTTTAGAAACACTTATAACTTGCACACTTTGCGAAGACTCAGTGATGTCATTCTTTATTTTAGCAGTGAAAGGTGTGTCAACTGCTAAAATTTCTGCAATATTATCAACATACAACACACTAGTACCAGTGCCAATAGTTGCTGAATTTGCTGATGTAAATCTGGATAATATCGATGTGGGTGAACCATATTTTGCTTGCATACAATAATCAAAAAATGCTGCAAGAGAAAAGTCCATATATCCCCAAGCATCTATTCTAAATGGAAAACGTAATGTTACTGTATTCTCTATATGACCTAAGCTGAAAGTTTGAGGATTGATACCCTCACCAGCCAATCTTTCAGTGCTTATCTGTTGATTTTTACCAATAGAAAAGTTCTCTACTGAAAAAATATAATTTTGGTCAATATTATCAAAATTAAGATTATAGTCAGGGTCCTCACCATAATCTTTTGATAAAACTATCAAATCAAATGAGCCTAAATCATATGACGGATACGAAATAATACTTTGAAAGTTTTCGTATGATTGTTTGTATATGTGTTGTGTTGCTACTGATTCAGAGCTAGCAATACCAGATACACCAAGCGTAACGTCAGCAAATGCCCTGACATTATTGTTAGATTTTCTCATAATATTTACGGCACAGTTTCCACTGTAATTAAGTCATAAATATCCCAAATTATTGGACCATTGCTTTCTCTGTTTAAGTTTGTCCCAGGAACCACATAAACATCTAGCACTCTATCAAATAAATCGACTTCTGTTCCCAAAATAAATCTAGTATTTCTTGTTGTTCCTTGAGGTACAGTTGCACTTAAAGTCTTGACTTCACCGAATGAGCCGTTTCTTGCTGTTACATATACTACAAGATCATTTTTGATAGTTGTATCTGTAGTTGTAGCAATGCCTGTAGCAGAACCATTAAGTCTTATGGCAGATGTTGATAAGTCGTCTACTGGAGGAACATAAACTGATAATCTTCTTGGCTCAAATGAGATTCTGTTTGTAAGTGATATGCCTTTTCTTACAACTTCTCCTGTGATGTTTCCATTATCTAAGTAACCTCTTGCTTCAAACCAAAGCGTTCCACCAGTGCCTGTCCAAGAAACTGCATTGTCTATTGAAGTTTTTGCAACTCCTGTGATTCCGCTTGTAGTTCTTGTAAACAAAGATGTTGTGCCTAAGGCTGTCGCAAAAGATTCTGGCTTATTTATCATTACATAATAAAAAGAATCTTCGACAACATTTACTCCAGTGTCAAACTTGACAGTGTATGTATTTGTGCCTTGTGCTATGTCGCTATATCTTAAGTATGCTTGGCTACTCAAGATACCATTATAAGTAGGTGTAGAACCAGTTGCTGAAAATATTGAGAGTGCTAGTCCTGTGTTTCCTGTGCCTGAAGTCTGACCACCAGCATCATATAGTAACTTTAAGCTCACTCCACCAATATATGCATCTTCTTTAGCTTGGAAAAGAAATGCATTGAATCCATTTACTAAAGATAAACTTGTATTGTCTGTGTATGATGGAATAGTATTGTAAGGTGGATATTGTATTTCGTCAATATTGGTTATTTTTCTTTCGTAAAGTTCGTCTGTAAGTCTAGGCTTTTTATAAATATTATAGAAAAGCACGTTTGATATTGCAGTCCCTGTCCAATTCAATTCAACAAAATAATTATTGCTTGTTGTATTTGAAGAAATTAGATTGGTATAGGTATTTGTTGACTCAACATACTCAGAACCAGTAATATTGTATACGGTAGAAACTCCATAAATCTGAGTTCCGCTATGTAATGAAGACAAATAGTTTGAACAAGAATATGTAGCGGTTGTCAATCCTACAGCACTAAAACTTGATGTATTACCTACTGCCGAATTATATGTATTCAAGTCTCCTCTGAAAATAGCAAAAGTGTGTTGTAAATCTTGACCTGTTGTGTTGTAATATGCTTTTGCAAAATTATATGGAAACTCAAATCTTTCTAAGCCGCTAAAACTTAAACCCTTAGAATAATACTCATTAGGTCTGAATGGTTGAGTTGATAGTAATTCTCTAACAGTAAGCCCACTAATATTTGCAGTGTAAGTTATATAGTTAAATATGCCATTCATAAGTACACTCAGATACTCATTAGACTTATAACTTTGCAATAAACTCAATGTGTCGTTACAGCTTTGAATAATTAAGTTTTGATCTGCCGAAGTGCCTAAAATAGGATCGCTTGAAGTGGCTGTTGGCATATCAATTGCAGTTCTTGTGAAACCTGTTCCTGAAGAAATGACAACTGGGTTTTCAGGATTTTTGCACAAAACTTTTGCAATAGGTAACCAACTTTGTGGTAATGGTGGAAAATACTTAAAACCTGTAATATATTCCAACGCTTCTTCAACAGGAAATCCAGTTATGTATTTAAGTTTTGGTTGAAATATGAATGTGACTGTAGAATTTACATATACAGCATTAGGAAGAGTGCCAAACGAACTTCCATTATAATACGCAGGATCAATAGTTAGTGCTGTTCTGTCATCATTGATACCAGAAAATGTTATGACAGAATTTCCTACTACTCCCTGTATTGGAAAGCCTAAATTTTCTGCTACATTTACATCATTTACATAAAGTATTGAAGTACCAGCAGCACAGTTTTGAGTCACTGTTGTAAAAAATAATTGCTTTGCTTTTTGTACTTCTTCTAATGGTAATCCAATAGTAATCCCATACTTATAGCCATCTGAGCCAACAAAAGTATCAGAGTAATCTTTTGACCATTCTTTTCTTAATGGTATTTTTTGTGTTGTTGTTTGAAGCAAACTGCCATCATAAGCAACTTGCCCACCATTTATTGTTAAATAATATGGGTCACTACTCAAGCTGTACGTAAGTCCGAAACCTAAGGGATTTGTTTCCACAACTCCAAAAAATGGATATCCATTGTTTGCCAAATTCAACAGATTATTAATTTCAAAAATTGATGAGTTTGGCTGATTGAAATCTCCAAGTCCTAAACTTAAGGCATCATATATATTACCAGCAGTTTTTGATAACTCTAAGATAATTTCTTCTATTTTTGATGATATTGCCATTTTAAATAATTATACCCAACTCATTTTGGATGTATGTTTCAAGTGCTTCTGGTAAACCCTCTTCAGATACTGACCAAAATGTCCTGAAGTCTGGATCCCAACCGGAATTGCCAACCCAGTTTGAAATAATAGATTTGACCAAACTATTTTGATTATTATATATTTCTAGAATTTGTTCATAATTTCTTATGACTACTGGAGTTATAAACTGATTAAGAGTCTGATCATTAAAACCAAAATACCCTCTTGGCTGTCTCAAATCATACAATTTGAAAAACACTCTTGAATTTGATATAGTTTGATCATAATATTGGACGTCTGCTAGAAACTTATAAACTACTATGTGATAATCAGGATTATACTCAGGAAAAACTATTTCATTAGAATTAAGTAATATATCTTCTGCTGTTTTCTCATCAATATCTTTGCTTATGATGATTGGATCTCCATTGTAATCACTGGCTGGTCTTGCCAAAGATATATATAAAGAACTTCCATATTGATCGTTTGCTAAATATATTGCACCAAAAATATATCCATTTGACATTTTATCCAAAGGACCTAGCATGTCGTAAACAGATAAACTTTCTTGATTACCAGATGGAAAAGAAAGATTTGTTGTTGAAGTGACTGATTTTAAGAGAGATTTTCCAAAAGATACAGTGTCATTGTAGTTGTTGTAAGCTATAGATTTTAATGCTGACAGTCCATAAAGTAACTGTATATTTCTTTCTTCCGAGTTATTAGCAAGCGCATATTCTCTTGAAGATAAAGCCAAATCTAAAGTTGAACGAGTTTTTTCTAGCGCTAAAACTAACTTATTTAATATATAGGCTGAGGCATAGTTCATTTACTTATTCCTCACAACAATTCTATCTGTTTCTGGGAATCCTAAAGTTGGCGTATTTATTTCAGACTGAGTTTTGCCAACTACAAGATAAGATAAATTTTTGATTTTACTTGCATTAATTAAGACGGGACTTATATCTGGTTCATAATAAAACGAAGAGTCAATATTATTCCAAGATACTTCTCCTGTTTTTCTCCATTCAGCCTTTATGGAATGATCATTTTGAGCATTGCAGAATTGAACTTTCAGATTAATAGATACTGATGAGCCTGTTGCAACGTAGGAGGTTGTAAATGAATTTGTTGACTCATTTTTCCATTGATTAATATAAGGAGCATCTTGTTCATTGATAAACAACTTTACTCCACCATTTGTAGTAACTCTAAAATCAAATGTGCTTCCAATAGAAGATTTTGTTATAAAATCTCCAACAATTTCTCCGTTGAAATAGTTTGACTGACCTAACCCTGAAAAGTTAGAAATATCAAGTTTATTATGTGTACTTACCAAGCTTGATTTTTCATTAATGTCTAAATCGTTATAACTCCAATCTTCTTTTTTGTACCAACGAGAAACCCAAGTTGGAGATTTGTCAAGCTTAAAATAAGATGTATTCAATGTATCGTTTACGTAGTATCTTAGATATATGTGTATATCATTTACTCGTTTTACAAACTTCATTGAATCATTTCCAAAATAGTATGTTGTATTTGCAACACCAGATGCATTACCGGATAGAAAAACCTTATAGTTATTATTTGATTGGTCGTAAATAATGTTTGTAATCGCTATACCAGATGACAAAGATGAACTTGTTACTCCTAATCCAATCATTACAATATCATCAAAATTTTGACCATAAATGTTGATTTGATTAGAACCTGATGCTCCAGTAGCAGCAATACCTGTAAATCTGTTTAGCAAACTTCTTGGATAAATTCTCATCAAGCTTGGAGTGAAAACTTCTTTATTGTTCAAAGAATAAAAACCATCAACAAAATAGTTTTGAGTTGCTCTAGTTTTATTTGCTTGAGCCATGATTAAGTTGGTATTTTCATAATCCCTGTTAAACGAAGCATATATTTCTTCTTCATTTGTAAAGAATATTCTATAAGGAGTCCCTGTTTGATAACTCCATTCGTAACCATTGTAAACTGCAATATTTTCCACTGTAGGAGATGACTCTTGTATTGCAATGTTGAAAGAATATTTAATTACATAATTTTGATTTGATAATGTAGCACCTGTGCTTGCAATTGTCATTGTGCTACTAGATCCAATGCTACTTATTGTATACCAGTTTGAAACTTGTGAAGCAGTCGTAGCACCAATGCCAATTTGAGAATTCGCAAGATAATTTTCAAAAACTGTATTAGTGTTGTTTGCTGGGTTAAATACGCCACTTATTTGAGAATCATTTACATCTACAAGCCCTTTGGTATTTTGATCGTAAATAGGAGGCGTAGTGTTTGATTCAAGTACCATCCAATATGTTCTGTCTTTTGTTAGAGAAAAATTAATATAGAAATAAAAATCTTTCAAAACGTTTTCTATATTTGAATAGTAAACTTTTGAGCCTGTGCAAAGTTTATTTGATGGCAAATTTTCATAATTGTCATAAATAGAACATTGTATATAAGCGTCATTGTTTAACCATAATGAAGTTTTAGACAATTTCATTTTGAAAGATTTTATGTCTTGCTTTTCATTTGAAGTAAACTTGAAGGCAATTTTTTGATAGTTTAGATTCTTAGTGTTTGCTGTTGAAGAAACGTTGATACCAACTGAGTTTTCAACTTGCATTTGTTGTTTCAAGACATTTTCAATTGAGTTCACAGAATTATCGGCTGTGCCATAGCCTGATACACAAACAAGGAATGAATCTGAACGTAAATCGTCTATGTTTTTAGGGGTATAGAACTTTGTATCTCCTACACCACCTAAAACTTTTTCAATATTTGAGAACCAGTAAGGTTCTCCAGAATTGTAATCTGAAACAGTTACGCCTACTTCGTCTATTCCATTAAATAAATTTGGAATTGATGAAGTGTCTGAAGAATAGAATGACTTAGTTAACTCATATTCTGCAACGCTATTGTCAATTTGAGTTTGTGTAATAGATGGATTTGTGGACTTCAAGTCGTTTACAAAGTCTGTTTTAGAGATTTTGGTACTATCAACTGGGGCAACTTGCTTCATTGCAATATTGCGATTTTCTCCCATTTGCAAATCTGCTATGATTGCTGAATTGCCAAATAGTCTATAAAGATCAATGCTGTTCAAAGTGCCTTGTGCAGCGTCTTTTTGTTCTTGCGAAGAGCCTTTTTTGAAATAACCATCTAAAGATAATTTTTTATTTATTCTTTGAAGATATTCTTGATCTGTTAATAAATATTTACTTGAATTTAAGAAAAGATTTTTGATAATAAAGTTTTGATTTGTATCGCTAAATTTAATAGACAAAGAATAATCTTTAACTAACTTGTTACCAGAATCTAAATGGTTTGTAATATTTTCAAGAAATTTATTCTTTTGATAAACTTCAAATTCTGTATTTGTATTAAGTTGTTGATTATTTATATAAATACCGTCATTAGAGTACTCAAAAAAGTTTGTTGTTGGAGCCTTTATACCTAAGTCAGATATTGAATTGACTCCTGGAATATCTAACTCTATAAATCCTGGTTCTAATGTTTCGATACTATTTTTTATCTTAAAGTTAATATCTGAAACTGTCTTTTTATATTGACTTTGCAAAACTAAATATGTGTTGCTGTTTATGCTTGAAACTATTCCATAAAGGACTGTTCCGTCATTGCTGTAAAGATAGTCGCCGACACTTAATTGGGTTAAAAAACTTGTATTTCTACCAATAACTACATCAGTTCCACCATTAATGCTTATTGTTCCAAAACAACTAATAAAATCATTATTGCTTCTAAGTAAGTCAGTATTAGGGTATTTCAAAAGATTGTGCAATAACTGAAGATTATTTGGGCTTAAGCTTGTAATATTTTGTGAGCCTCTTGATTTGAAATTAGAAAATGGCACAATTAATTTTGACATCAGAGAATCAAAGTATTGAAGAAAATCTGTATTTCTTGTAAATTGTGTAAATGCTAAAATTTCTTGCAAACTAAAATTTATAAAATCTGTGTCTCCAAGAGAAGGCACAGCGAAGTTATTGGCTTTTCTTTCGATATAAACGATTGATGCATTATTAATATTATAAGATGTATTACTTACTTTCTTAATTGTCCCGGATGTTGACAATGATGGGTAAGTTAATATTAACTTAGCAATTACATTGTATTGTTGATCTATGTCTGGGTAATTATTAAACTCACTCCAATTTGATGGAGCCATTGTACTAGACATAGGCTTTCCAAAAAATAAAAATATTTCATTGTCACCATCTTCAAATTCATTACCAGAAATAATGTTAGTTGAAGTGATAACTAATGGTATAAATTCATCTTTTCTCAAGGAATAAAAATTACTTAATGAATTGGTATCGCCAGTTGAAGCCTTGTCTATTGTTTCAGGATATACATATCTAAAAGGAGACAATGTGTAAGGATTATCTCCATCATAAAGTTTATTATTAGTTTTATTTTGTGAAAACAAATATACTTTATTGTCATTTACACCAGTTTTATCAAATGTCAAATAGTTCGTAATATCTTTTTGAAAATATGTTTTTCTTGGGAATATATACCAAGAAGAATCTAGTGTTGAACTATTGAAAGTTGTTGCTGTGCCGGAAGTGTATGTGGGTAAAGAATTTTTGAAAAACAAATCATACGATTCCCAATAAAAACCAAAATGCAACCAATAATTATTGGGCCAAGTTGTTGGAGTCTTAACTTTAATAAGATAGTTGTCTCTTATTCTTGCAGTTGTACTTCCAGTGCTATTGGACTCTTGTATACTGTATGGCATCAATGTCAAAGCAATACCTGACATTGAACCGCCTAAAGAAAATGTTGAACCAATACCTTGCGTAATAAGGAACTGGTGAGAGTATATCGCAAAATCTTTAGGTGTATTTGTTCTTGGATCAATATGCAAGCAATTATCAAAGTAAGATTTTGGAATAATAATTCTTGCTTCATCGAAACTAGAGGACCCGGTTGTATTTTTTAACGAAATCCATCTTGAAGAATTAAATAAATTAACCTGAGTATATCCAGTTCCTGTGTATCTTACTGGGTAGGTATAGTTTGCCCTAGATTGTCCAGTTCCAGGTTCAGAGTTAATATTATAAATTATATAAGAAGTGTTTGCAACTCCAGCAGAATTATAAGGTGGTAAAAAAGATGACCAAGCGTTGTAGTCATAAACTCCCCATCCTTCAGTTGTTGGAGGATTGTGATATTCTGGAGTCCAATTTCCAGTATTTGCAAAACCTGCAATCTTGGAATCTACAGAATACTCTCCACCTTGAAAGCCAAAAGATATATTTTCATTGGAGTTGTAAACTTGATACGGAGTTGTTACTGAACCTGTTAAAGTTTTACCAGCCAAATCGTAGTCATGAAAGATTGTTGAACCTTTGATTTTAGGAACAATTGCTTCATAGTCCAAGAACAAACCTCTATTCACAGTCAAATCACCAACCAAATTTTTATAGATATACTTGGCTTTTCCGATTTGATCTATTATGAACTTAAGTCCTTTTCTTTTAACTTGACTCATTTTTTAATATGCAGTTGTTGGAACATTATCTGGGCCGAAATAAAGTTGCCTGACAAGTTCTTTAGCCCTTATTGTAATAGTTCCATTTCTAAAAAGTTGTCTGTTGGTAGCATCATCAGATGATTTAATATCATTGCACATTACATCATAAAGCATTCTGACTGGTTCAACATTATCAGTTCTCATTCTTAAGATGTTGTTTCTTGCAGTAGTTCCTAAGTTTGTTACAGTCACTCCTGCGCCAACATCATTGTACATTCTGATAAATGCTTCAGCCGCTAAACCTGATGCTGGCAGAGAAGGAGCAGATATATCAGGATCGTGTGTGTCACTCCATAAATTGTTAAACTCATTAGTTACAGTTGTAACATAAGTAGACAATATATTGTTGTGATCAACTGTAAAGTGCTGAGGATTTAATGTAAACTTGTTGCAAATTGGACAAGTGTCAACAATCCACATCCTTCTATGCTTTCTAAGAACAGACAATACTATTCTTGTTGCTTCTTGAGTGACTCTTTCCGTTGTTTCAATATTGTCTGCACCAACAGAAATATCAATGGTCAATGAGTGTTCAAATTCTTGAAGTCCAAAAGCAATATCTTTCAGTGGTGAACTTGAGCCTTTAAAAGTGAAAGAAATTCCATTAGGCTTTACTGCTTGCTCGCCAATATAAAATCCGGTGACAGGTCTATCAAAAATAACTAATTGGTTTTTAGCATTTTTAGGTAACTCGTGATATAAAATACCACGCAAGGTATCATAAACTTTTTCAAGCATAATATGTCACCTATTGATTTTGACCCTTGGATCTTTTGCCTTCAGTAGGATTTATAGAAATACCTCTCAGCGTAGACCTAACGAATCTGTCACCTCTAAGATTTCTTTGTCCAAATAATCTAATCTCACCATTTTGAATACGAACAATTTGGTTTTGTGCAAAATCAAACCTAACTTTTTGAGCTTCGGAATATTGTTGATCTGAACCTTGTAATGCTTGCATATAAAACATTTGTGCTGCTAAGATTGCACATATAACTGGAACTGGATGAGGGTAAGATACATCTCCACCCATATTTACTTGTTTAAGCGGGACATCATAAATTGTTGCCAAACTAGCATCAATATCTGCAGAAGCTTGTTGAATAAAGAAATCAATATTTATATTAGACGCAGACTCAGGAGTAGGATTTCTAAAATTAGGCACAGGATTATCGCCTTCTGTTACAACGTTAGGCGGCAAATATTGTTTCACGTCACTTACTGAACAATAAGATCTAGGCATTATACTTCTCCAGATTGAGGATTGAGATATTTTGGTTCATAATCGATACCTTGCTCTTCGTGAATAAATCCCATTTTTACGGCATTTTTCCTCTCAATGAGTGTAAAAACGTTAGTTTTTTCTAACTCATTTGCTGAAGTTGCCCCGGATGAAACAAATCTTGGAAAATCTATATCGATATCTCTGTATCCACCAACTTGTGCGTTAAAAACTTCTACCGCATCAGGTGCATACAAACTTCCTTGCAATCTATTGATTTTTTGCCCGATTGCTTTTGTTACATTTGTTGCCATTACAAATCCACCTTGCTTGTGTGCATACTCACACGCTTTATCAATGGTGAGATTTTTTGGCATTGGTTTTGTGAGCCTGTATATGAAGAGAGACTCTTTATCCCTACAAATATACGTTTGACCAGGAACGACAGCAATATCCATTTTTTGTTCAATAGACATTTGCTGTGCTTTTAATCCGACAGAAGGATCATCTGCTGAAAGTATTCCTACTATGTCAAGCCCATTAATGATTGCTGATGTAAGAATAGATTTTATGGTTGAATCTAAATAATCTACATTTGCAAACTGTTCTTCTTTGTCGATGAATATGCAAAGATCTACTCGTAAAACATTTTTACGAATAGCAACACATTCTTTAGCAGTTTTGTACCAAGGAGACATAATAGATTTTTCTCAAGTAAACCTTTTTGTTCCTTGATTATCTTTTATTTCCACAGTCTGGGCAGAACTTTTCCATTCCAGGGAAACTATATCCGCATTCAGTGCAAAATTTCGGCATTTGAGCGGTGCCACATTTTAAACAAAATTTAGCATCTTTGGGAAGATTGTACATGCAGTCTTTGTTCAAGCAATTCTTAAACAATTGTTCTTCAGCTTGCTTACGTTCAGCAGTACCATCCATTTCATCAAGTTCATTTATCAATGCTTCAAAGTTAACATTATTTGGTGAGATATTTAATTTTTCTTCTTCTACGAGAGAATTTGACTCGTACTGCTCTTCAGGTTCAAAACTTTCAGAGAGAGGCCTTTTTTCTGCCCATTTTTTGAATTCTGGACTGTCGAAGACGCTACGCTTGGGTTCAGCACTAACTGCGCCAAATTCATCGATTTTCAGGTCAATTTCTTGGTCTTGCATTACCCTTTCGTCCCCAAGAACTGTATGCCCAAACTTATTTACCTTTGGTTTAGGCATATCTTCTCGAAATGGGTTTGTGAATGATGCTCTTAGGGATTTGATTTGTTCTTCGTCCATAAGAAAATTATACTACTTTGCGTTCTTTTTGTCGTCTCTTCTTTCGTATTTAAAACTTACAACTTCAAAAGAATTTCCAGGCTCATCACCACTTGCATACTCAGAAACATTGTCGGAATGACTTTCAACAGCCTGAAGTATTTTTGACATTAGTTGAGTGTCTGGTATTGGGCCGCTGTGTTTGGCCTTAATTTCCACTGCAAAACTGTGCACTGTACCGTCTTCAGTCTTTAGAGCCACACTAGGCCTTGGTCTTGCAAATGACTCTATTTTTGGGGTTTCCGTTGTGTTTATCATTGGGTTGAACATTGGC